AACTCGTTCTGTTTACTGTTCTCTTCCATTGTTAATATCCACTTATAGCGTCATAAACCTCATACTCGTCTTCCTCGTAGTCAGGAACGAAGGAGTTGAGGGCAAGTTGCTCAACGTAAGCAAGAGCATCTACCAAGTCGTCATGGACACCCTTGGTTGGGAACATCAAGAGCTGGTCCTCAAAATCACTCCAGTCTTCATCCTCATTCAGGATAACCTTACCGTGCTCCATCCGCCCTTGTAAGGCCCAGATGATACGATCAGCTTTCTTCTTGTTACCGTGGGTGAGTGTCTGGATGTGAGCAAAGGTGTTATGCTGCCTCATCATGTCCTGTAGGATCGTCAGAGCAGCGTTCTTAGCTGTACCTCTCTCAATACCAATAGCCAGTGGTTGGAACTCTTTAATGTTCTTTAAGATACGCATACAGGTATCTTTAATGTCCCAACGACCATGCTCAATCTTATTCACCCACCAAGTACCGTCATCGGTAACTTTAACGACAGCAATAGCTGATTCGTCTAGTCTCTTCTTGTTCTGGGAGCCATCTGATAAATCTTCAAAGCCTGCCAAGTCAATGGCAATGATGTATGAACCATCCTTGGGTTCTTTACCCTTCTTGATCCAATGCTCTTTAAAAATGTCAGAGCCTGCTGTGTCGAAGCTGGACAGGTATTCCTGCTTAAAAGCAAAGGAACTCAGTGTTCGCTTGGCTGCCTCAATCTCTTTAGGGTCAATGGTCTCGTTGTCGGCTGTGGTGTAGTGCCATGATTTCCACTCTTCGTCTGTTCCCTCTTGGCCCAGCTTAAAGACATCATAGAGCCAATTACGCCCGGCAGGAGTTGAGATGAACAATGCCCTACCTTTCTTATCCGACAAAGCAGCACGGATAACCTTCTCCCAAATCTCCTGCTTAATGAAAGCACATTCGTCCAGCACCACATAAGTAAGGGACACACCACGAAGACTATCGGGGTTATCAGCACCTCGAACCAGAATCTTTCTTCCGTTGACAAGGGTAATCTCTAAGTTGTTAATGTGGGAGGACTTAATCACTGGACGACCTAAGTCATGCAGCAAGTCCCAGATGATCGTCCGAGCCTGTCCGAGGGTAGGAGCGATGTACATCACTGCTGACCCTTCAGGGCAGTTCAAAGCCTCAATAAGGAGCGTTACGGCAGACAGACGGGACTTTCCACATCGACGACCAGCGGCTACGACCTTGAAACGATGAGTGTCTTTAAAGACAGTCTGTTGCCAGTTCAGGAGGGCAAAGTTAAGTTCAGACATCAATCACATCCTCATCGCTAACACTGCTTACAGTGGGTGTATTCAGGCCAGTAATATTGATGCTGATTTGAGGGACTCCACCAGCCTGTTTAGCTGCGTCAAACATAGACACAGGGAGAATACGGTCAACAGCTAACTTCATGGCTGCCATTTGTCCGGGATGTCCATCGGTCATGGCAATCTCTACCATCTTGTCTAGAATACGACTACCACCAGTGGCGAGTAATCGTTCCTTGAACTCTTGAAGCCTAGCAGCGTCACCGGCAGGGCGACCTACCTTACCTTTTGTACGGTCTTTAACGGCCTGTAGATCGGACTTAGGAGGTCTGCCTTTGCCGCGAAGCTTAGGCTTTACTATCTCAGTGGTCTGTACCTCTGTTGTCATTTTGTTCCTTTACAACATTATCTCGCTGATACGCAAGGTGTCGTTCCTTTGTGCAGCATTTGCACCAAGAAGTTAATTTATCGGAAGTTTTACTATTCCTGTAAAAGTCACTAAGCGGCTTGACTTCTTCACACCGAGAGCACTTTTTCAATCCGTTGATGTAGTTCAGAAGGTTCTCTTCCTTCTTTTCTTTTCTAGCTAACTGAATGTTACCTTGTGCTGAAAAGTAAGCGTTATCTCGTTTTTGTTCTTTGTTCTTAAACTTATCGACACTACATGTACGACATGTATGGTGGAACCCGTCATGTTCACGAAGAGACGGATAGAAATTACTTTTAGACAACTCTTTGGATTGTCCACATACGGAGCATTGTTTCATGTTGATTCCTCTTGAAAAGGTAAACGGTGTTCAAGACACACTCACCGTTAAAAGTGCTTCAAGCCTATCACTAGGTGTCTTTAAGACATCAGTCATTTATGCGCTTAAAGTACTTTAAAGTATCTAAGACATAAAGAACTTTATAAGTTAAATATTATAAGTACTAATTATAAGTAACTTATAGTATGTAACTTCTATGCTTCTTAGACATCTAGGTTACGTCTACATTCGTTGTATCAACTGTGCAGATTCGTCTTAGCAACTTAGGAGTCCATCACCTTCCTCGTCACTTTAAAGACTACATTTATTATACACTACTTTTTTTATAAGTCAAGCTATTTCTTCATCTTTGTTACAAATATTTACATCTTTTACACTTAGGCACTTCGTTGACACTGCTTTCAGTGTACGCTTTCCAGTCCTTTAGAGTCTTTACTCCCTACATTTATGACCATGTACTCGAAGGATTGTCTAGTCTATCTACTTTCCTTTGTCAATCAACTACTTAGCGCTTTAAGTGATCGTGTCTAATCTGTCCCTAATTAAGTTCTTTTATGGTCTTTTTTGTGAGCGTTAGAGGCTCTCGCAAGACCTTGGTCTGAGAACTCTTTCCTTAGTTCCTTTTTTGTGAACGTTAGAAGCTCCTGCAAAGATAAACTCATAAGCCACACCCCTCCCCCCCCATGACTTTGTAGGCTAGAAAGTGACTAAGTAGTCATAATTATACTGTACTGTTCAGTCACAATGTAAACACTATAGGTAGTGTCTGTACTGGGTAGGGTACACTATAGGTAGTGTAGTACTTTAATGACTGTCAAGTGCGAGGGGCGATGTAGGTGCCTATAACGTATACTTGCCAGTCTACAGAATACACTTGTCAGTCATAAACCCTGACCATAAAAGGCACGGCCAGCGATAGCGTAAAGATACTTGCATCGGGTAATTGTAACAGTTTGTAACAGTTGCACAAAAGTAGTTGACAAGGGTAAAACAGTGCTACAATTCATCCATGCCAAGCAATTAAGCAAGGCAGTAACCTAAAGGTAACATCATGTCAATTGAGCGTACATTCCAAGGCGCATACAAGATCAGCGCAATCGTCAACGGTTACTTAGTGTCTAAACAATACATGGGATACACTAAGCGCGAAGCAATCCAAGCATTTAAAGAATTCACAAAGCAAGGGTAAACACCTATAGCAGGCCGTGACAGGGCCTGTACAATCAACATCATCAACAACCAACTGAAAGCAAACAATGTCCCAACACAATTACATCCCAGCAATCAAGCCCAAAGAATCACCAGTGCAGGGCATCATCATCGCCATCGCCTGCCTTGCAGTCTTCGCCTTTTGGGGTGTCTTGCTGGCCTTGGGAGTCTAGCCATGAAATACCTGTACAATGAATACTTCCAAGCATGGTATTACTCAGATGATGATGGTCTGAGTTGGTATCTGGTCAAGTGACCCTCCACCGTGTAGGGTTTTATCAGTGATGATAGAATCCTGTGCAGTGTAGCGTTAACATCCTTCAACGTACACCAGCGGCATCGACTGTATCGGGCATCACTTTAAAGGTTCACACCATGTCAAACGATCTGCAAGCCCACGTTCAATCAATCGCTGATAACCTGACCAATCCACCAATGGATGAGTGGAATGAGGGACGGGACATTGACAGCGAGGGCGAATTCTCTGCCTTTGACTATCTTCAAGATGCCTTAGATATCGAGTACATCGTCAACAGCAAAGGCGAGTATCTAGGCGCACGGGTTTTGGTGGCCTTCGGCGGCCCTAATATCTGGGTCAATACACGTACAGGCACTGTAGAGGGTTCATGGTGGTCTGATCGTGCTGAAGCATCGTTCACTGATAACATTGGCCTTGACGATGCTCTGTCTGAACTTTGGGCTTGCCGTTGAAAGGATTACATCATGTCTGAACATCTTACCTATACAGACCACGAAGGCGCATACAGGACAATCAGGGGGTTGTCTTTAACACAGGACAAAACAGGCCGCTATTGGCTTTGGAGTGATGTTTTAGAGCAAAATCTTGCATACAAAACCAAGACACGGGAAGACACTTTGTTAGCCGCTTTAGATTCTGCGTTGTTCCTGTTAAGTTGTCGCCAAGAGCGCATAGATGAGTTGTTGTCTTTAAAAGATAAGGTTTATGGTTTCATTGATTCTATCCAAGGGGCACAGCATGAGTAGATATGAAGTCCACTTCAAATCATCCGGTATCGTGGCCTTTAGCGCCTCTGAACGGGGCATCTGTCAGCACTGGCTCGAATGCAACGATTACGGGCCTGATACGGCCTATTATGACCCTGACACGGGCGAGATTGTCCCTGATAAGTGGGTCAGAGGTGAGTGCTTGGGTTTGTTTGTCTTGAAACGCATCAATTAATCATCAAAGGAAATAAAATCATGAAATCTATCATTGTTATCTTGGCCTCTTTTACGGTAAGCACTGCCTTTGCACAGAATCGTACCGTTTGCCGTACTGATTACATGAATCGAACAGTCTGCGAGACAACAGCAGACCCCTTTGCACTGCCTCGACAGCCTTATGAGCAACAGCGCATTGTCTGTAAGTACGATTATCTTAATCGTTTGGTTTGCGATAGCAACTAAGAGGTGTAGTATGTGGCCTTTTAAGTACGTCAACGGTCAACAAACCCCAGAATCTGAGGCTTTAGAGGCCGATAAAGGCCAGCACAGGCCTACAGAGTTTGACCTTAACCAATGTGAGAATGCTTTGCTGTGACCAAGATTAAACAATTTGTATACACAATTAGAGGCTGTGAATGGTATGGGCTTTGCGAAGTGCAATCGATTGAGTCCCTGCCCTTGATTGTTCGGTGTACTGACCTGTATCTTGAGGGATACAAGGACGACAACCCTCCGGACATGAAGGACATGGTAGACTATCAGATTGTCTTGGACATTGAGGACATGGTGAGATTAGAACATGAGAATCCGATAGGAGGCGAATGGAGATGAAAACACTTAAACTTGAAGGAAAATGAAATGAATACTATTGATTATAATATCAAAAATAAGCACATTTTCGGAAATGCACGGGTGTCCGGAGATGCACAGGTGTTCGGAAATGCACAGGTGTCCGGAAATGCATGGGTGTCCGAAGATGCACAGGTGTCCGGATATGCACAGGTGTACGGAGATGCACAGGTGTCCGGAAATGCATGGGTGTCCGGAGATGCACAGGTGTTCGGAAATGCATGGGTGTCCGAAGATGCACGGGTGTCCGGAAATGCACTGGTGTCCGGAGATGCACAGGTGTCCGGAGATGCACAGGTGTCCGGAAATGCATGGGTGTCCGGAAATGCATGGGTGTCCGAAGATGCACAGGTGTCCGGAGATGCACAGGTGTTCGGAGATGCACAGGTGTCCGGAAATGCATGGGTGTCCGGAGATGCACAGGTGTTCGGAAATGCATGGGTGTCCGGAAATGCCTTAATTAATAAAACATCCGATTATTTGGTTATAGGGCCTGCTAAGTCATCGGGACGCTTTACGACTGCCCACAAGGATTCTAAAATTGGTGTTCGTGTCAACTGTGGTTGCTTTAGCGGTACTGTCAAAGAGTTTTCAGAGGCTATCGAGAAAACACATAAGGACAACAAAGAAAACTTGGAACAGTATCGGTTATTCTGCCAGTTGATAGCCTTCAATTTCGGAGTCACAGAATGAATCATTGGACAGTCTTGGGACTGGTGTTTATTGCTTACCTTTTGGCAGGTTACTATGATCAAATGGCTTATTGAGCTAGTGTTACCATCAAGAAAGGCCCGTAGAGGGGCTTAAATGGGCCTACAAAGGCTTCAAATGAACCAACTAATGGCTACATAGCCAGAGGAGTGAATAATGCGTTGTATCGCTTGTAATAAAACATTGAATGACTATGAGTCAACCCGTAGACATGCCTTAACCAATGAATTCTTGGACTTGTGCAATCGTTGCATGAAGGACATGCCCAACATCCCGACAAAGGACAGGCCTGATCTGGTCAAAGAGGCTGATTTTGATGATGATGTTGACGATCTGGACACCCTTGGCAACAACCTAGACCTTGACACTGTTACAAACGGTTACAATTTAGGGCTTGACAAAGATTGATCGTGACATATAATAATACTATAGAGACACTAAGATGTTTCATAGATGCTTCTAAGTTAAATACTATAAGTACTTACTATAAGTATCTTATAACATTAACGTAAAAGCATAGATGTAATGTCTTAGGTACTTTAAAGTACTATATAAGTGTGTCTATCTGTGTCTAACTTTCATCAACAGGTAATATCATGAATGATTCAATGATCGAGTATATGGACAACCAAGAGCAAGAACTTGTACAATTTGAGTGTTGGTATCACTCTGTGATCGATGATATGGCTGGTCTTATCCGTGCCAACGGCTATGAACAGGTCATGTATGACGTAATGCAAGCAGTAAAACGAATGCAGGAGAACAAAGAATGATTGTCTCACTGTTTGTGGGTGTCTTAACACTTTTAAAGGTGGTCTTGAAATGATGAACGGAGTGAATGTATGAGCCGTTTTAGTCTTAACTTGAACATCGGCGAGAACGCTACAGTCACTGTCTGCTTTGATCTTGAAAGCGATGGCGACAACTCTGGCATCTATTGGCCTTCACTTGAGGTCTGGTACAGGGGCATTGACATTGTGGATACACTTGACCAGAATGACCTAGAAAGTATTGATCGTCAGGTGAAGCGTTCATGGGATGAGATTGAGGATCAGATTAGGGAGCAATGGTATGACTGAACGAATTATCACAGACAGCAACGGACGCAAGCACATCACAAATGAACCTCTACTGCATAAGCCAGCACCCGGAAGCGCCCACTATGAAGATGGTGATGTGTTTGAGCGCATTGCAGCAAGGAAAGCACAGCCAGCACCAGCAACGGAGTTGCGAGAGCAGGAGCCGGTGGCGTTGCTAATTAACTGCGGGGGCAATACTGAGGGCAAAGGAAAAGAAGCCATCACCGCCCTGCGAGAAGCACTTACGTCCGTTCCGGACTGGGCCAGCGAAGCGATAGAGCAGCCAGCAAAGGATGAATTCAAAGCGGCGTACATTGAAGCGATGGTTGCCTCAAACGAGGCCGGTTTCGCCGGGATGAGCGCAGCTGAGACCATCCGCGAACTGTCTCGCATGGTTGCAGAACAGTCACCACAGCGCACATGGGTTGGGCTGACGGATGAGGAAATGAATGCAGCGCTTGATTACTGGTCAGAAGATGAACGCAGCGCTTATGGCGGCGCTCACGCAGCAGATGGCGAGTATGTCTCAATGATTGACACATGGCGTTATATCGAAGCCAAACTAAAGGAAAAGAACACATGACTGAAAGGAATGGAGATGACATCTAAGTTTCTTCGTCACATAGCCTGTGAACACTGCGGCAGCAAGGATGCAGGAAGTCTCTATGATGACGGACACACACACTGCTTCAGTTGTGGTGTAACAGAGCACGAAGGTGCTTACGACGAGAGAACGGTAATGAGGGACGCTGTCGCCCCTAAGAAAGTAACACAGATGGAAATCAAAGGAACGTGTAAATCAATCCCTGACCGAGGAATCAGTCAGGCAACCTGTGAGAAGTACGGAGTAACCACAGATGGAGACAATCAGTATTATCCTTACACTGACGGAGATGGAGTTAGAACGGCTGTTAAGCAACGCAATGTTCCTTCAAAGTCATTCTCCATCACCGGAGATTTCAAGGGAGCAACACTATTCGGTCAGTCTCTCTTTCACGCCGGAGGAAAGGCTGTCACCATCACAGAAGGAGAACTTGACGCTCTCGCAGCTTTCCAGATGCAAGGGAGCCTTTATCCAACAGTGAGTATCCGTAACGGTGCTCAGGCAGCGTTGAAGGACTGTAAAGCCCAGTATGAGTGGCTGAACAGCTTTGACTCGGTAGTGATCTGCTTTGATGCTGATGAGCCGGGTAAGAAGGCTGCTAAGGAAGTGGCTGAATTGTTCGGCAACAAGGCCAAGATTGTCCAGCACAAGGCAGGTTACAAGGATGCTTGTGACTACCTGATTGCAGGGGCTGCCAAGGACTTTGTGAATGAATGGTGGAGGGCTGCTCCGTATGTACCTGACGGTATTGTTAATGCCGCTGACCTCTGGGAGGAAATCTCCAAACCAGAGCCTGTGGCAGAGGCACAATATCCTTGGAAGGGCTTGAATAAGCTCTTATACGGTATCCGGCCAGCAGAGTTGATTACAGTCACCGCAGGCAGCGGGCTGGGTAAGAGTCAATTCCTTCGGGAAATCTTATACTTCCTGTTGAGAACTACGGAGTGGAACATCGGTGGGTTATTCTTGGAAGAGTCAACACGTAAGACAGCACGGAGCATTATGAGTCTCCATGCTAACAAGCTGTTACACTTGCCTGATACACCTACCACTGAACAAGAATTGAAGGAGGCTTTTGATGCTACTCTCGGCTCAAATCGTATTTATCTGTTTGACCATTTCGGTAGTAGTGATGTTGACAATATTTCTAACCGAATTAGATACATGGCCAAAGCTTGTGATTGCAGGGTGGTTTTTCTGGACCATATTTCTATTGTCGTGTCTGGTCAAGACCTTGGAGATGAACGTAAAGCTATTGACAACATGATGACCAAGCTACGCACACTGGTGCAAGAGTTGAACATCACTCTGATCTGTGTTAGCCACCTTCGCAGGCCACAAGGTAACCAAGGGCATGAGGACGGCGGTAGTGTGTCGTTGTCACAGTTGCGGGGCTCTGGTGCTATTGCTCAACTGAGCGATGCAGTGATTACTTTGGAGCGTAACAGTATGGCTGAGAACGAAGATGAACGTCACTTGACCAAGATTGCAGTGGCAAAGAACAGGTACAACGGCGAGACTGGTCCGGCTTGCAAGTTGCAGTACAATGGGTATACTGGGCGTATGGTTGAAGTTGAAGAGGAGGCATTATGAAACTGGAGTTAGAGATATATTCCGCACTTTGTGCAACATCTAAATTTATAATCAACGGTATTTGTGCAGAAAGTAGTGACTTCGGGTATCAAGGAGATCAAGATGACGATCCGCCTGAGTACTGTTGTGGTGATATGCAGTTTGAAGGCAAAAGAGCAACACAAGATGTATTGGACAAATATGGAATTTCAATCTCAGAGTATAATTTTATTGTTGGACAGCTTGAAGCCGGTTTATCGTTTGGGTCTTGTGGGTGGTGCTCATGAATAACAGAGAAGCTGGTAAAGGATCAGCACCGAGGCCCATCCCAGACCCTCAAAAGTTCAGGGATAACTGGGATCAGATATTTGGCCGCAAGCCGAAGGCTGAGGACTCCTCAGATAAGAAGAAACCTAAAGAGGATAATAAATGAAAACAGTGATTGAGATGGCGCGAGAGGCCGGAGCAATCCCAATTTGCCATCAAAAACCAAAAGAATTTGCAGTTGTAGGCAATGAAGCACTAAAACGCTTTGCCGAGCTTGTCCGTGCTGACGAGCGTAAGAAGTGGGAGGATCAAACAGCCGTTGAAATTCACGAAGCCGTTTTGGATGAGCGTGAGGCGTGTGCGAAGGTGTGCCATGACGCATCTGTGCCTTTGCCGGGAGAGTTGCAAAGTTATGCCGAGTGGAACGCCCTTTGTCTTGCAACCACCATTCGAGCAAGAGGCAAAGCCTCGATAAGGAGCAACAATGACCATTGAACATTTAATCGTGGGAGCCACTGGAGTAGGTTATTTGGTGGTAGGTGTACTACAATGGAGCAAAGGAGAAATCTCTAACGGGATGATCTGGACTGGCTATGCGTTCGCACAGATAGGATTGTGGTTGAACATTAAATGAGGAAAAAGATCATGCCTGACATTTCAATGTGCAATGACTACTCATGCCCTGACTTTGACAAGTGTTACCGGGCGCAGGCCAAGCCTTCAGAGTACCGTCAGAGTTACTTTAGAGACTCTCCTCGTGACAAAGATGGATGTAATTACTTTTGGCCTTTGGAAGAAACAAATGAGAATCGTCCTAGACATAGAAACCAACCTAGCGCATGACAAGATTCATGTTGCCGTAACCAAAGACATTGATACTGGGGAAATAAAGTTATGGAAACATCCAAGTGGTCTAATAAACTATCTAGACAAGGCTACACTCCTGATTGGCCAAAACATTATCGCTTTCGATGCTCCAGTATTGAATCGCTTATGGAAGACGAAGATTCGTTTGAATCAAGTGTACGATACATTGATAGTAAGCAGGCTTATCGACCCGAGCAGGGAGACAGGACACAGCCTCGAAGCTTGGGGAAACACCTTAGGATTCCACAAGATTGACTATGCTGCCGTGTGGCAGTGGATGATGGACAGGAAAGAGGAGTACAGAGGTGAATGCTTTGACAACCCTATTGACAGCCTTCTTAATCATTACTGCATTAGGGACGTTGAAGTTACTGCTAAGCTGTATCTTAAACTATGCAATGAGTTTAATGAGAAACAGTTCAGTCTGGAATCGTTGGAGTTAGAACAAAGCGTTGCGGCTATCATTGCTCAACAAGAAAGGAATGGGTTCAAACTTGACCAAATCTACGCAACCTGCTTACTTACTGACATCAAGTCAAAAGTGGCAGGAATATATGAGCGAATGCAACAGAGATGGCCTCCTGTCACTGTTGAGCGATACTCTGACAAAACAGGAAAGAGACTCAAGGACAGCGTGGTTACTTTCAACCCCGGAAGCCGACAGCAGATCGGAGAACGACTGAAGGAACTTGGGTGGAAGCCTAAGGAGTTTACCGAGACAGGTCAGCCAAAAGTGGACGAGACTATCTTGGCTAACATCAAGATTCCAGAGGCTCAAATCATTGCTGAGTATCTGATGCTACAGAAACGTATCAGTCAGATTGAATCATGGATGGAAGCTGTAGGCAAGGACGGTAGGGTTCACGGTAAGGTCATCACGAACGGCGCAGTAACAGGGCGTGCTACTCACTCGTCCCCCAACCTTGCACAGGTTCCAAACACCTCATCTATTCTCGGTAAGGAATGTCGGCAGTGTTGGACAGTCGAAGAAGGAAACGTACAAGTAGGCGTTGACTTATCTGGTGTGGAGTTGAGGTGCTTATCCCACTATATGCAGGATCAAGAATGGCAGCGAGAATTGTTAGAAGGTGATGTACATTGGAAAAACACACAGGCTTTCGGGCTTGTCCCGATGGGAACAGAGAAGCAAGACACAAAGGAGCATAAAGATGCAAGGAACTTGAGTAAGACACTAACTTATTCTGTGCTTTATGGAGCTGGACCAGCTAAGGTAGGCTCTACTGTCGGTGGATCAGCTAAGCAAGGTGCTCAACTTATTGACAACTTTCTTAACAACACGCCTTCGCTAAAAAAGCTTAAGGCCAAGGTTGATAAGTTAGCTGCAAAGGGTTTTGTTCCGGCTATTGACGGGCGAAAAATTTGGGTACGGTCTGAACATGCGGCTTTAAATAGTCTTCTACAATCAGCAGGAGCTATTATTGCCAAGCAGTGGATCGTTTGTTTTACTGAGGAGCTGAAGTCAAAGAAAATACCTTATAAGTTACTCGCTTGGGTACACGATGAGGTACAACTAGAGACTCCGGCAGAATATGGAGAGATTGTGGGAAAGATTGTTGCAGAAGCAGCTACGACAGCAGGCGAGAAATTGAAGTTTCGCTGTCCCATCGCTGCTGAATATCGTGTGGGTAAGAATTGGTATGACTGCCACTAAATATCCTCAGGGCTACTTTAAAGACAAAGCATGTAAGACTTGTGGAAATGTGTTCACACCCACAAATCCATGCAATGTCTACTGTAGTCCTGCTTGTAAAGGCAAGAACTCCTACTACAAGCGAAACTATGGTATAACAGATGCTGACTTAGCTGCTATGAAAGAGGAGCAAGACAACAAGTGTTATCTTTGTCACAGTGAAGGATTCTTGATAGGTAAGAATAACCACAACGAAAAGCTAGCTGTCGATCACTGTCATATGACAGGTAAGGTAAGGAAACTTCTTTGCCACAACTGCAACAGAGCATTGGGCTTGTTTAAGGACAATCCAGAACTTATGCGAAAAGCTGCGGATTACATTGAAAAACATTGACATTGCTAAAAAGTAGTGTACAATATTAGGCAAGGAAGCGAGTGTGGTGGAACTGGTATACACAGCAGACTTAAAATCTGCCGCCGAAAGGATTGAGGGATCGAAGCCCTCCACTCGCACCAAACAGCTTGATCTGACACCTCTGCGCCGTTACTAGTGGAGAAGCTCTGGGGATTCCCGGAGGGCAGTGTCCCTGTAGTATAGTAAGCAGGAACTCTCATAAATGGAAATTAAATAAGGAAATTAAATCATGGATAACAAACCTGTCAAAGTCTCTGGTCAACTCTTCTGGGCTAACTGGATGAAAGAGTTCAACACCAAGTTCAACGAAGACAACACCAAGTACGAATGTACCCTCGGTATGCTGTCTGACAAGGCTTGTGAAGCTCTCAAGGAGCAAGGTATTGTGATTAAGAACAAGGACACAATGGGTAACTACATTGTGGGTAAGTCCAAGTTCGTGTTCGAGCCTGTGGACACTGAAGGTAATCCTGTTGACATCAGCAAAATCGGCAATGGCACTAAGGTTACTGCTTTGGTTGGCTCCTATCGCCACAAGATGTCTGCTAAGTTCGGTGCTGCTCCGTCGATTGGTAAGATCATCGTGACTGACTTGGTTGTCTACGGCGAGGACGCTGAAGGCGAAGATGACTCAGACGTCCT